GATCTAGTAAAAATAAATCCAGAACCAGCGTATTCAACCGCGCCCGCACCTTCAAATGGTGATCCTGATAATATGTAATCGCCATCATCAGAAATATCGATAGATCTTCCAAATTGATTAGTTGTAACAGAAGCTTGTAAAAATGCTTCTTGCGACCATGTAGTTCCTGATCTACTATAAACATAAACTGCGCCTTTATTAGTACCACCAGTTGGATTTGTCGCCGCTCCAACACAAAGGCGAGTTCCATCAGGAGTAATACAACAATGCTTTCCAAAATAATCACTATATCCACTACTAACTCTATACGGGCCAGCTATTTCCTGTTGTAGAGACCATGTTGATCCGGATCTTATATAAATGTAAAATTTGTCTTCTCCCCAAGATCCAACTCCAGCATAAGTACCTGAGGCATCGATGCAAACAGAACCGCCAAAATAATCTTGATCCGTTGGAGATGGTGCATTTAATATTTGTTGTTGTGACCAAGTAGAACCTGATCGTACGTAGATATAAGCAGTGCCTCTATTTGTGCCAGTTTTTTCGGCACCAACAATTGCATATGCTCCATCACCACTTATAGCCACCATTTCCCAATCGCCAAATTCATCAGCCCCGGCAGCATTCGATGCAACTAGTTTTGCTTGTTGAGTAGGAGACTGTGTCCAATCAGGACCAAATGTTAAACTAAATTGAGTTGTGCCAGAACCAAATGCTATGCCATCACTCACTTTAAACGTAAGAGTAGATGTACCAGGTGTTGATGCGGCTTCGGATAATGGTGTAATTGTAAACACACTAGAATCTTGACTAAGTGTAGCGATGTTCGCAAATGATCCATCCGACTCAACGCTATATGTTAAATTCTGATTTGCAGTATCACTATCTGCACCAGTTAATGTAATAACTGTAGGAGTAGATCCATCAATTGCTAAGGTTACTGTTCCACTTGGACTAATAGTTAATGAAGGACTAGCATTAATAAGTGCTACATTATACCATCCTGAGCCATTAGAAATATATAATCTATTAGATGAAGATACATATGCTTGATCACCGGAGGTTAAATTTGTTGTTGGCAAGTTATCTACTGTTGAATAGACTGCCATTCCTTGACTAGAGCCTGTAGCTCCTGTAACATCAGATGGTTTGCCAGCTGTTGTAAAGTTTCCTGCGATAAATCTTGCTTTTGTTTCAGCCATCTTTATTCCTATACTAACTTAAAGTAATTGAACCTAAAACCAGCGGCAAATGTAATAAACGTTTGTCCATCTGCAGTCGATTCGAATTGTATATCACCAAGCGATGTTGGGATGCAATCGATATATCTAACTTGTTTAGTTTGATTATTATGGCTTGAGAGAATGGACAGTGTGATATCGGCATAATCTGGAACACCAGTATCGGAAGCTATAGAACCTTTACCGCTACCTGAACCTAAATTATTATTTACCAATCTCAACATCCAGTTATACATTTCTCCATAACCCTGCATGTTCTCATCTAATATAATATTTGTTTGTAATTCGTTAAATGTCAGAGATTCACCTGCGATAGGTATACCAGAAAGTCTAGGTATACCTAACTCAACAGGATTTAGAATCATACCAGGGTGAGTGATACTCTGACAGAAAAATTCTAAATTTGGATAATTACGTCTATCAAGAACTAGTTTGAAACTAGTGGGTTGAAGGTAATTAAAATTTTCTGTTAAATTTGCCATACTTCTATTTATATAGAAAAATATGTCTAGGTGTAAAAAAAGGGCAGCCGAAGCTGCCCTTAGTTATTAGTATTACATTACTTATGCGAGGATGTTGTCAACGCGGAAGATTCTGTAGTACTGGTTAGTTTTGTTTGTTGCTAAACCATCAGCTGGTGCCGTGCCAACAAATGGGTTTGAGACCATGCCGTAGCGTGTCTTAAAGCCAATTTTCGGCTGGAATGATTCCTCACCCACTGCACGAACCATAGTTAGTGGTACGTATGGGCAATAGAAGAGACCGGCATCGTATGGGTTAGTTCCCTTATAACCGACTGTGATGTAATCAGCAACGGCATATGGATCGATGTAAACACGAGTACGACCGTTCAGTACACCAGCAAAGGTGTTGCCTGTGTCATCAACATTCAAGTTTGTTGACATTGCAGGTGAGTAGTCGAGCATGCCAGAAGCAGAAAGAACTGATGCAACATCTGATGAACAGATGATGAAGTTACCTTTACCTCTACGTGTTTCTTTAGCAATGATGTTAGCTTCGCGCTCAATCTGGACGATAAGTCCTTTGAACTTCTCAACTGACCAACGACCGTCTGCATCTGTTGACAAGTCAAAGATACCATTGATTGCTGTGTTAGCTGTGCCAGCACCAGTTTTAGCTTGTGAGTTAACTGTACGGATAACTTCACGGTTGATTTCAGCCATGATTTCTGTTGACAGAATGTTAGCAAGCTCTGTTTCAGCATCTAGACCATGAATGGCTTTAAGATCCTGAGCAAGTTCCAAGCTGTATTCTGCTTTCAGTGCGCGTGACTTAGCAGTAACGGTTGCCTTCTCAATTGAGAAGCCCATTTCTGCGAATGCTTCGCCAACACCGTCACCCAAAGCTTCTGCTTCGGCTGTTGTGTATGCGTCACCGGCATATGGTCCAGTACGCTCGTTGTTGATGGATGAATCTGTGTTACCATCAGCCAATCCAGAAAGACCAGATGGTCCTGCAGTACCGTTTGCAGTTGTTGCTGAATCGCCAGAGAAACCAACAGCGGCTTCTGCGAACAGTGCTTCGTCATTTACAGATACGCCAGCTTTTGTTGTTTTGTAGTTTGACTTCATTGCGAAGATCAGACCAGTTGGACCAGACATTGGCTGAACGCCACACATGTCATATGCCATAAGATTAGGCATTGCACGACGGACAAGAGCGATAAGAACTGGATTCCAGTTTGCCGCATTGCCTGTGTTGTTTGTTGGAGCGGCTTCTGAAAGCATGTTGGCTTGGCCAGCTTCTTCTGCGAAAGCACGTTCTTGGTTTTCAAGGATGGCAGCTGTTACTGCTTTTCTGTGGTGGTCGTTAATTTTACCCGCTGATTCTTCGTTCAGAACAGGTGCCCACTTTTCGATCAATTGATCGTAAGATACTTGTTGCATTTTTATTGGACTCCCAAATTATTTGTTTGTTTTTTGGATTGCAGAGAGGTACTGAGACATCATTGCAGAATTAACTACAACATCTTCACCACTTTCGTCTTCAACGATATCAGCGGACTCAGTTACTTTCTTAGTAAAATATGATTCTTTAACAGTAGCAACTTTCTGTGAGAAAATTTCTGCTGTATCGAAATCAATGTCTTCTACTAAGGCTTTTAGTTTTTCTACTTGGGTTTCAGCAAGACCCTCTGCATGTTCACGGATAATTGCATCACGCTTCAATACTTCTAGTTCTTCCTGCATTTCAAGTGTTTTAGCAACTGCAGTATTATGAGCTTCTTCTAGCTCAGCAACTTCAGCGGCTAAATCGTCAACTAGGTCGACCTTAGATTCAGGAACTTCGATGTAAGATTCGGTGAATAGATCTTTCAAGCTATTCATGAATTTTTCAGCGATTTCTGTTCTAAGACCAGTCTGAACGGCAAGTTTGTTTTCTTCCATCCAGTTCTCAACTACGTAGTTAAGATAGCTATCGACTTTTTCAACAAGCTCTGACTTAGTAGCTTCTACTTCTTCAGCCAGTTCTTCGTTGTACTTCTCTTCGAGACGGTCAATTTCTTCAGCAAGCTTTGTCTTAATAGCCGCTTCAAAAATTACTTCTGCTTTTGCCTTGAAACCCTCTGAAAGAGTAGCTTCGTCTGCGACAAGAGCATTTAGATCCGCAGAAAAATCTGCTTCGTAATCGGCAAGATCTTCGGACTCAGCAATTGCTTCGCCTTCTAGTTCTGTGCTTTCATAAGAATTATTCATTGCGCCATAGCTAGCCATAAGCTTGTCTTTTGGCATTTTCTGTGCCTGAAGTACCATTGCAGAAATGATTCCTGCTTTGGTTTTTGGCATTGGATCTTGTTTAGTTTGATCGCCCTTACGCTTTGGTGCAGAACCTGTAGCGTCACCTGCTTTATCAACAGATGCTACAGACTGAGCCTCAGCATTTTTCGGATCGTGAGTTGATGCTTCCACGATATCGTTGTCATCATGGAGGTCAACATCTTGATCGATTGTGTTTTCATCAGTCATAATTATTGACTCCTTTATTTAGATTTGAGCAACGAGAGGAAATTCTTAAACTCACGAACCTGTGTCTCATAGAGATCAGCCCGAGGAGCTTTCTTAATTTCAGTCTCAATTTTTTCAATTGCCTGAGCTTCAATAATGCCGTTGTTCCAAACCCATTCAACACCTTCCATAACTCCATTAACAAATGCGCTAGGTGCAGATGGATCTTGAACGATATCGACAGCATTCAGGAGAAAATCTCCCTTAACCATCATTACGTCACCACGATTTTCGAGACTTCCCATACCACGAGTTGAGACGCCTAATTTGACACCACCATCAAGCAAACCGCGAACGATCATACCCATAGGAGTTTCCAAAATAGTCGCCTTGCCCACAACATCATTTCCTGACCAAGTCAGAGATTCGATTTTGTGGGAAACTTTGTCTAGATTAACAGTAGGTCCTTCAGGATGATTTAACTCACCTACCGCTCTGCCTTTTGAAACTTGCTCACCAACGTACTTGCTTACAGCTTGTTCCATAACATCACGGGGATATATTCTACCGTTACGATTCTTTTGTTCTGCTGACATGAATACACCTTCAATGGCATATTTTTTACCACCAGCTTCAGTAGCTTCAGTCACTACCTCTAATTGGTCTTCGGTGTATTCTGCAATCAGCTTCATTTCTTAAATACCTTTATAAATTCAAGACCAGCTTTCTCAGCTTCTTTTTGAGTTTTATAAGAGTCCAAACGGTCTCCGTCTACGTAAGTGACAAACTTGCCCATGTCTTTATGGACTACCACTTTGATACCCTTAATCTTCTTATCATAGACAGCTTTGCCTTTCGGCATGCGTCCTGTTAGTTCTCTTAGCTGATTAAAACTTTTCATTACACTTATTTATAATTTTATTACTTTTAAGAACTAATTTTGTTCAGCTTCGTCATCTTCTTCAGGTTCTTCAACCTCATCCGATTCTTCCGACTCAGGCTCACCATCTGCCTCAAGGTCAAATTCGAGTTGTTCATCATTATCGTCTTCAATATCCTCATCGTTTTCGTCATCTTCGGCTCCGTTATAGATGGCATCCGCCAATTTGACTTGTTCTTGGTCTAACAAATCATTTAGCTTAATAGTCATCATGTCACCAAAAACATCATTTGCTTTATTAAATTCATTAGCCATAGCATAATCAATCATGCCACGAACCTCAGCATTAGGTTCTGCAACTGCATTCTCAGCTTCTTGGGCTTCTACTTCACTCACTGTCATCTCCTTGTACAGGTTTTAATTCAAATTTCTGACCAGCAGGGGTTCCCTGAGGCGCTTCATCTTCTTCGGGCTCTGCTTCTTCTTCACCCGCAATTTCTTTTTTCATACCCTCAATATCTTCATCTGAAAGCATAAGAACGTTCTTTTGAATCCACTCTTTAGAATAGTAATCACCAACATAGTTTTGTACCATATCTAAAGTTTGAATTCTTTCACGCAGAACGTCAATATCACGAAGTTCTGTGAAATGATTATCACGAATATAATCTACAGTTATATCGTTTTTCCAATTTTCCCAATCTTCTTCAGTGCAAATACCTTTAAGAATTAATTGCTTCTTAAGAATACCGTAAAAAAGATGTGAGAATCTCATACGAAGTCTATCAATAAACTTCTGAAATTTCAATTCGTCTCTAGAGATTTCATTTGATCTACCAAGAGAGAAATTATTTTCTGTCTCTAAACGTGAGATAGGCACATTGAGTGATTTGAAAACTTTCTTTTGAAAGTAAACTATGTCATCGATTTGTCCTAAGTTTTCACCACCAGGAAGAGTAGAAATTTCTGTACCTCTACCACCTTCACGCCGTGGTAACCAGAAATCTTCAAGCATAGACATATGCTTACGGTCATCTCT